TATCTTAGATTCAATCCCACTTTTAGAGCAGGGTAAGTATGATAAGATAAAATCAACCATTGATACTGCTATGAAAGCAGGCCAACCAACGGATGTTGGGCATGAGTATAAAACAATGGTAAATCAAAGGTATGATGATTTAGTAAGAAATCCAATACCTACGGGGTGGGATGTTATAGATGAAATTGTGCAGGGTGGATTTGGAATGGGGGAGTTGATAATATTTGCAGCACCACCTGGCATTGGTAAATCCTGGTCATTGGTTAATGTTGCATCAAACGCTGTTAAGAATGGTAAGGTTGTGGTGTATTATACATTGGAACTTTCAGAGGCGATGATAGGTCAAAGGTTTGATTCAGTTTTTACGGGAATACCTATACCAAACCTAAAATACAATATGGAAGAGGTTGAGAGGGTAGTAGGTTCTTTGCGAGGTGATTTGGTTATTAAAGGGTTTAATTCAGGTACTGCTGGTTTGAATGCCTTAAAAGCCCACATAGATAGGATGACATTGCAGGGTAAGAAACCTGATGTAATTGTGGTTGATTATGCTGATTTGTTAAAAGGTTCTGCTAAAGAAAAACGATATGAGGTTTTAGAAGAGTTGATAGTAGATTTAAGGGGTATGGCTGGGGAGTATGGTGTTCCATTATATACCGCGTCGCAGATTAATCGTGGAGGGGCGGAGCAAGATGTAATTACGGGAACATCAATTGCAGGTTCTTTTTCCAAATTGATGACTGCTGATTTCGTAGTTTCATTGAGTAGGAAGATTGATGATAAGTTAGCGGGGACGGGGAGATGGCATGTTATTAAAAACCGATTTGGACCTGATGGAATGACATTCCCTTCAAAAGCTAATTTTTCAAATGGACAAATTTTGATATACAATGATAATTCTATTGATGGTCAAAACACCCAAAAAGAGATGAAAGATGGGGGTACTTTAGTAAGAAAAAATTTATTACAAAAATACAAAGATATGAAAGGTGATATTGGGTTTTAAAATGTATTTATATTTACACACAAAATTTTTAGGAGATTATTATGGGATTATTTGAAGAGAGAATACCGTTTAAACCATTTGAATATCCAGAATATTATACTGATGGATGGCTACCCCAAATGCAGGCCTTTTGGTTACACACCGAAATTCCGATGCAAGGGGATGTGAAGGATTGGAAAGAAAATTTAAAGAAGCATGAAAAGAATTTAGTAGGTAATATCTTATTAGGGTTCGCTCAAACTGAATGTGCTGTTTCTGATTATTGGACAGGAATGGTTACAAAGTGGTTTCCAAAACATGAGATACGGCAGATGGCTATGGCGTTTGGTTCGCAAGAAACAATCCACGCAACTGCGTATTCTTATCTTAATGAAACATTAGGGTTAGAAGATTTTGCTGCATTTATGCATGAGCCGGAAATCAAAGAAAAATTTGAATTCCTAACACAAGTATCAGCAAATTGGACACCTGAAGAGTTACAAACAAACCCAAAAGCAAGAGCAGAGGTAGGCCGTAGTTTGGCAATCTTTTCAGCGTTTGCAGAAGGGGTATCGTTGTATTCATCATTCGCAGTTCTTTATTCGTTTCAGATGAGAAACTTACTCAAAGGAATAGGTCAGCAGATGAAATGGTCGGTTAGGGATGAATCTTTACATTCTAAAATGGGGTGTGGGTTATTCAGACATATGTGTGAAGAATTTCCTGAACTATTGGGTGAGGTAAGAAACGATATAGAGGTTGCTGCAAAGTTGATGGTGGAGATGGAACTAAAGTTTATTGATAAAATGTTTGAGATGGGTGATTTAGAAAACCTATCAGCGGTAGATTTAAAAGAGTTTATAAAACAAAGAGCTAACGAAAAATTGGTTGAATTAGGTTATGACCCCATATTTGAGTATGATAAAGTTAGTGCAGGTAATTTAGAGTGGTTTTACCACCTTACGGGGGGATTGACTCATACTGATTTCTTTGCTATGAGGCCAACCGATTATAGTAAAGCAGGTGAAGGTGAAGATTGGGGTGATATATTTTAATTTAAGGATGCGATGAATACAGCAGATAAAATAGCAGAAGAATTAGGATGGGAAAAAGAAGTTGATTACCCCGCTTGGGGGCATACTGAAGTTTACCTAAAAACAATATCAAAAGGTTATGTTTTAGCAGGAGAGAAACCCAAAGATGCGTATTGGCGGGTATGTACTGCGGTAGCAAGGAGATTGGATAAACCACAACTTGCATCAAAGTTTTTTGATTATATATGGCGTGGTTGGCTAAACCTTGCTACACCTGTCTTATCAAACACGGGGACAGATAGGGGATTACCTATTTCCTGTTTTGGTATTGATGTAGGTGATTCTATTCAAGAAATTGGACAGAAGAATTTAGAAATGATGTTACTTGCGAAGCATGGCGGTGGTGTTGGTATTGGTATCAATATGATAAGACCTGCGGGGAGTAAAATCACTGGAAACGGAACATCCGATGGTATTGTTCCATTTTGTAAAATATTTGATTCTACTATCCTTGCAACAAATCAGGGAGCAGTTCGTAGGGGAGCAGCATCTGTCAATCTAAACATTGAACATAAAGATTTTGAAGATTGGTTGGAAATCAGAGAACCAAAAGGGGATGTGAATCGTCAATCTCTTAATCTACATCAATGTGCGGTTGTGGGTGATAAGTTTATGCGAAAATTGGAGGATGGGGATGAAGAAGCAAGAAGAAAATGGGGTAAGTTATTGCAGAAGAGAAAAGCAACGGGAGAACCTTATATTATGTATAAGGGGAATGTAAACAAACAAAACCCAGAGGCGTATAGGAAAAATGGGTTGAAAGTGTTTATGACCAATATTTGCTCTGAAATCGCTTTACATACTGATGAATCACATTCGTTTGTGTGTTGTTTATCATCACTCAATCTTGCAAAATACGATGAGTGGAAAGATACTGATTTAATTTATACTGCTATCTGGTTTTTGGATGGGGTATTAGAAGAGTTCATTCAGAAAGCAAAGAATATGAGGGGATTTGAAAACTCAGTTCGTTCTGCTGAAAAAGGGAGAGCATTGGGATTGGGTGTTCTTGGGTGGCATACTTACTTACAACAAAGGGGTATTTCATTTGAAGGATTACCTGCTCAATTTGAAACGAGGAAGATATTCTCACAAATAAAGATTGAAAGTGAGAGAGCAAGTAGGGATTTGGCCAAAGAATATGGTGAACCCCTATGGTGTGTTGGAACTGAAATGCGGAATACTCACTTGAGGGCAATCGCACCAACAGTATCTAATTCAAAGTTAAGTGGTAATATCTCACCGGGTATTGAACCTTGGGCAGCGAATGTATTTACGGAACAAACCTCAAAAGGAACATTCATTCGTAAGAATCCTGAGTTGGAAAAGGTTCTTCGTAAAATTGGAATCAATAACAAAGAAACTTGGGATAAGATTTTAGAAGATGGTGGTTCGGTTCAAGGGATTGATGAGTTGGAAAAGTGGGGATTTTTGGGAAATAAACTAACAAACATTCAGGATATTCCCGAAACCGCAATCAAAAATAAAGAAGTTGATTGGGTAAAAGATGTGTATAAAACATTTAAGGAAATCAATCAATTAGAATTAATAAAGCAAGCTGGGATTAGGCAACAATACATTGACCAGGCCGTATCGTTAAATCTTGCGTTCCCATCACAAGCATCTCCAAAGTGGATAAATCAAGTTCACTTGGAAGCTTGGAAAGAAGGAATCAAAACTTTATACTATATGAGAACTGAATCAGTATTAAGGGGTGATATTGCAGCAAGAGCAACTGACCCAGATTGCGTTTCATGTGACGGTTAATAATAAATTAAAAAGGATTAAAAATGATAGAATATTGGTATTTTAGCGCAAAATGGTGCGCACCTTGTAAACAATTAGCTCCTATTATGGCGGAGGTATCTAAAACTATACCTGTAAAAAAGATTGATGTGGATTCAGAATCTGAATTAGCAGTTTCGTATGGAATTAGAAGCGTTCCAACGGTGATATTGATGAAAGATGGTTCAGAGTTCAAAAGAATTATTGGAGTAAAATCTTTAGGAGAATATTTGGCACTTTAAAAATTATTTTGTATATTTGTATAGTTATGAAAAAACAATTAGAGCGGGTGAAGCAATTTCACGAGGTATATGGTCAGAAGTATTACAAAAGCCCAATGGTTCAATCGGATGAAATATGCGATTTGAGGTATAGGCTTGGTTTGGAAGAGTTAAACGAATACAAAGAGGCAAATCAGAATGATGACCCGGTTGGTATTGCAGATGCTCTCACCGACCAATTATACATCTTATTAGGAACAATTCTACAACATGGGATGGGTGATATTATTGAAGATGTATTTGATGAAGTGCATAGTTCCAATATGTCAAAGTTGGATGAAAATGGTAATCCAATTTATAGAGAGGATGGTAAAATCTTAAAAGGTCCGAACTATAGAAAACCTGACATTGGAAAAATCGTTTATAGATTTTGGGAAGCAAAAAATTCACAAATTCAAATTCCTTTTAATGAGGAGATTTAATATGTTGTGTGGTGAATCACATCCAAAACATAAACTTACGGAGGGGCAGGTAAAATCTATTCGTGAGTTGTGGAGTGTTGGACATAGGAACATCAAAGTTCTTGCAAGAAACAATGGTGTTTCACCTGCTAATATTCGTAAAATCGTTAAGGGTTACACTTGGAAACATATATTAACATGGCCTTATGAAAGTAGAGGGTAAAAACTATTCAGATGTATCCAAATTTTGTGTAAGATTGATTAGTAAATCGGTGGCAAAGGAGATGATTGTAAAAAATCACTACAGCCACTTATGGACAAAAGTTAGTTATTCAATTGGTTTATTTTATTTAGATGAGGGGGAACACCAATTTTTCGGTGGGGTTAATGAAAAGTTGGTGGGGGTTGCCTGTTATGGTGACCCAGTGGGTAGAAATTCTGGCACCTCCATATCCGAACTTTTAGAACGGACGGAGGTGCTGGAGTTGACCCGCTTATGGATTGAAGATGGGTATGGGTGTAATATTGAGAGTTGGTTTGTTTCTCAAACATTTGATTGGTTAAAGAAAAACGCACCGCATATTAGGGCACTTATATCGTATTCAGACCCGAAAGAGGGGCATTTGGGAACGGTGTATCAATCTACCAATTGGTTGTATCAGGGTAATAATTTACGATGGACTGATAGTTGGAGTTTTAGGTGGGATGAGGATGGCGATTGGTTTCATAGTAGAACATCGTTTGTTAGGTATGGAACAAATGACCCAAAGCAAATACAAAAAGTAATTACAAAACCATTTTGGATTCGGCGAGAACCAAAAAAACATAGATACTTTTACATATTGGATAAAAAGAATAGAAAGAAAATATTGAATAGTATAAAACATCCCCTACAACCTTATCCAAAGGTAAGTGAAATTATTGCGGAAGAGATACACAAATTAGAACCTATATCAAATGAAAATTGAAGGTAAGGAATACTGCGATGTAAGCCGTGTTAGGGTACATCCAATTGCTAAGTCAATAGCAAAGGATATGATTGTAACCTATCACTACACTCACGCATGGACAATGTGCCGATACGCTTTCGGAATATTTTATAGGGGTGATGAAAACGATGTATTTGGTAATTCAGAAAAGTTGATAGGATGCGCAATCTACGGATTTCCGGTCGGTGCGAAAGCAGCAACCTCAATTTGTGAGGGGTTATCCAAAGATAATGCATTAGAGTTGACCCGATTATTTGTGCATGACGGGTATGGTTCAAATATTGAAAGTTATGCTATTGGGCAAACATTCAAATGGTTCAGAGAAAATGATAAGGAAATCAAACTATTAATATCTTATGCTGATAACGGTATGGGGCATTTGGGTGGTATTTATAAAGCAACCAACTGGCGATATGAGGGAATTTCTAGCGACCTTGCGCTGATGCCGAACTACGGGATATCTTTGACAGAAAACCCTTATAAGTGGATACATAGTAGGACAGTATTTAGTAGGTGGGGCAGTAACAATTTAGAGCACTTAAAACGAGAGATTGGTAAAAGTGGGTATGCAGAATTTTGGAGAAGGCGTGAGCCTGAAAAACACCGATATATACAAATACTTGCTCAAAATAAGAGGGAACGGCGAGATATGTTAAAACGAATGAAGCATGAAGAATTTCCGTATCCAACGGAGGTTGCTGCATATGATTATCCCATTGAACATCATCTAACATATCCACCAGAAGAAAGTATAGAGACCCACTTTTGGTAAAAATTAAAAATTACATATTTATATTAAATTAGGTCTAATGCCTTAAACTGGATGTAAGTATGATTATATATAAAGTAACAAATGTTATTAATGGTAAAGTGTATATTGGTAAAACTAAAAACACATTAGAGTCTAGAAAATGTGAGCATATTAAAAAATCAAAAAATCCAAAATTGTATTTTCATAGCGCATTAAAAAAATATGGTAATGATAATTTTGTTTGGGAAGTTATTTATGAGTGTAACAACAATGCTGAATTAAATGCGGCTGAAATTAAATTTATTTCTGAATATGCTTCAAATAAGTGTGGGTATAATTTAACAACAGGTGGTGATGGTGGATACATTTTTTCACCCAATGTTTTGAGCCATATTGGCGAACAAACAAAATTAAGAAATTATAAATTTGGAAACCCATTTAAAGGTAAAACGCACTCTGAAGAAACTAAAAAAATTATATCTGAAAAAATGAAAGAGTGGAATAAAACCAACAATTCACCATTTAAAGGTAAAACGCACTCTGAAGAAACTAAAAAAATTATATCTGAAAAAATGAAAGAGTGGAATAAAACCAACAATTCACCAATGGTTGGTAAAAAACATTCGGAAGAAAGCAAAACACTTATGAAAAATGCTAGAGTGGGGTGGCATAAATCAAATATAAATGGATTCAAAGGTAAAAAGCATTCCGAAGAAACAAAAAAGCAAATTTCTGAAAATACTAAGGGAAGAATATCTCCGAATAAAGATACCAAATTATCAGATACTCATAAAAAAAATTTAAGCAAAGCTCAAACAGAGTGGTTAAAGAACAACGAACATCCCAATAAAGGTAGAACTTGGAAGCATAAAGTAAAAGCTCGTCATATAGAAGTTATTTGTCCAAATTGTGGTAAAACCGGTAAAGGGCCTAATATGACTAGATACCATTTTCATAATTGTAATAAGTTAAATAACTTGTTTCCATCAAATAATGCGACCGTCCAATAAATTGGACACTTTTCTACACCAATGTGGATAAATTTAACCTAAATTTAATATAGAAAGCTTGGAAATATAGGTTTTCTGTTGTATCTTTACTATGTAAGATAAAAAAACCCCCCTATATTATGGAACTACAAAGTTTGGAAGGTAAAGTTGTCGCAGTGACCATCCCAGTGAATGGTAAGGATTACACTATGAACCTAAAGGTTTGTAGGGTAAAAGTCCGCTCAGTATTGTTTATTGAGATAAATCGTGAGGAGCGTAAAAACATTTTCCGTAAAGCACCAACTAAAATGATTGCTGGGTTTACTGAAGATAGTATCACCTTTAAGGAAAAAACCCAACTGAAAAAGTGGGAAAGTGGATGGGATAATATTGGAAAGGTATCACCAATGGTTGCTGCTAACTATGGCCAAAGGGCTTTTAGTAATCACTCAAAAGGTTGGAGTTCATCCGCACCACAATACAACAATTATAATGGTGTAATCATTAAACAACCCAAAGGAGCAGCGCACGATGCGTTGGTTGCTGCATTGGTAGCTAAAAATTCTGAACCACTACCCTCAACAACAAATTCGGCAGTCGGATTTTCTATGGTATAATTTGGAAATCTGAAAATTATTTTGTATATTTGTATAAATAAAAATTAAAAAATATGAATCCAATAAGAAATCTAGAACAAGCAATTAAATTTGCTAATAATAACAAGGGAAAATCCGCTATATATGCCAAAACCATAGGTCAAACAACATTCAAAATGTGTCGTGATTTGATTGAAAAGTCATCAATGACTAATGAATGTAATCGTGATGAGGATTTGGATACCAATATTAAGTATTACGGAAAGGTTCACCACCTTATTCGTTATATGAGTGGCATATCCGAAAAAGGACAATTGTTAGTTTCAATCCTAAAAGATAGTTCATCTAAAGTTGGTTATATTCGTGATAACGGAACAATGTTTTCTCTTGCATTTGGTAAGTATTATGGTAAGAAAGTTTTGACTGGAAACGATTGGTTGATAATGTGTCATGATATTATTGATTCATACGATATCACCAATGAAGGTGATAAGTATGTAATTCATTTGATTTGTAATTTTTTTAAAACCAAAAAACAGGAACAACTTGCCTGCCATTACTCACTTAAAGATGTGGTAGAATCATCTGAAGAATTCAAAGAATTTTATGATAATGTTCAGATTGGGTTTGTAGTTAGTTTACAAACAATCAAACAGTTTGAAAAGGATACGATGAATTGTAATCGTCAACCTAACCCTTGGTTGGCTTACAACTACTATATGACTCCTTTAAAACGAATGAATGAATACAAAACACACTATTGTGGTGATGAATTGTTGGAATATTTTACTAACAAATCAGGTACTGATATCTTTGTTAAAGGTAAGTTGATGTATGGGCATCAAGGTTACGCTGAAAAACATAAGGTGGCTAAAATGATTCCTATCCTCCAAGCCTATATTGGTTCTCATTTTTGTGATACTATTGATGAATTCAAAAAGTTCAATGATATGGTTGTTGGATTTGAGAATGGAAAGGATGATGGTAAGGAAACCGAATATTGGAAAAATATGTTTAAGAGAGTAATTAGTGAGGCTAGTTACTCTACACTTACCGAATGGTATAATAAAGAATACAAAACTGTGTTTGAATCTGATGATTGGAATAACATTACTATTGCTATTAATAAAATGGTTACCGATAAGTTGAATGGTTCTAAAGTTCAATCTATGGAAGACCTTCATATTAAGAAATACCACACTGGTATTGTAATGATGGCGATGGTTTTTTACTTCAAACGAAAGAATCCAAAGTTGGGAATCTCTAAACTTACAACGAAGGTTACCAGCGAATACGCTAGGTTGTTGAATGGTGATGTAAACCACAACAATGAAAAAGTTCCTGTTTGGAAATACTTTGGAACTGAACGAGATACCTACAAATCAACAAACTCTGATGCTCGTTGGGAGAAGATTTTTAAATATGTTTTCCTAAATGTTCAATCAGATATTGACAATCGTTCTAAAGATAGAGATAATCAAGCTGAATATCGTGATAATGTTTTGAAACGAACCGATTCATTTTTTAAAACTGAACAATTGGTTCCCCGGTTGAAATTGTTCCCATTGAGCAATAATAATCTATGTGTAATTAACTTCTCAACTGGAGAGGGACTTCAATGGTTACACAAAATACCACATAGTACTGGTGGTAATGCTAAAGACGGGTTTTTGGGAATGACGGATGATAACTTAGATGGTAATGTAAAGTTAAGGAACTGGGATTGTGAACCAAATGATTATTGGAAAATGGTTGCAGAACGAAATGATTTGATGTTAAATAGTTTGAGTGGTACTAATAAGAAAATTGTAGAAAAATCAATCAACAGTATTTATCAACTAATAGACGCAATAAGTTTAGCAGCATAATATATGAGAGCATTAATAATACCTAATTACACAAACTTTGGGATGGCAAAGGACATCAATAGGGATTCGTTCCTATTGGTGTTCAAATCTTTTTTAGATAACACTCAAATTGGTAAAGAATGGGAATGGATTCTACCCTACCCCGATTTGAATAATCATCCGGGTATTATCAATCAGTTTGAGTATCCGAATGTTAAGTTAATGAAAATGGATGGACTGGATTGCTTTCCACCAAAAATGCGGGTAGATTATCCACATAAATTTTTTGATAGAATTATTGGTAAATACAATGGTGAATTTAACTTAATATGGTCGCATTTACCCGAATGGACGAATGAATATAAAATTACTCGTATTTACAACAAAACTCAACCAATTATAGGATATTCGCATTGGTGGGAAATACCTGATAATGGCGCCAGAGATGATAATTCTTTTTGGAGAAATATAAGAGGTATGTTAAATATGAGGGTGTGTGGTGTAAATTCACAATGGGTAAAAGATTTAATACTGAAAAGGGCATCCGAAGATTTTCAACCCCATATAATTGAAAAATTAGATAAGATTATTCAACCATGGTATTTGGGTGCAGATGAATACAAACCATCAGCTGGGTATAGAGAAAAGACAATAGTGTTTAATCACCGAAACGATGCTTACACTGGGGCTGATTGGTTTTTTGAAATTATGGATAATTTATGGGAAAAAAGAAAAGACTTTAAAGTATTGACTACATTGAGAGATTTACCCAAACCATATACAGAATACATAGGACACGCTGATAGGGAAGTTTATTTAACCCAACTATCAAAAGCACATTTTGGTGTAGGGTGTTTCCAAAAATATTCCGCATGGTCAATGTCTACAACAGATGGTTTAAGCAGAGGAGTTCCATACTTACTACCAAATGATTTTTGTTATCCAGAAATGGTTGGAAATGAATACCCCTTTTTGTATAATAATAAGAGCGAATTTGAACAAATGATAAATGATTTATTAGATAAAAAAGTTGATAGACCCGATTTAACAAAATGGGTTTCAAAATTGAGTTGGGAAAACCAACTAAAAAGCTGGGATATAGAAAACAATTTTAAAGGAAGGATATTAGATGTATCAGAATCTGTACTATGATAAAGAAACAAACACAATACACTGTTGGGATGATGTTAAAGGATACTATATTAAAAAGTATAGTAGATACGCCTACACACCTGATGGAAATGGTTCTTATTTTTCTATATATGGTAAACGCTTAAAGAAGCTTACTTATTGGGAAAAGGATACCAATTTAGAACTATATGAATCCGATGTAAATGATTACACCCGATTTTTGATTGATGAGTATGGAACATCTGATGATGTTTCAACGGGGAATATTGTATTGACATTTGATATTGAGGTGGAGATGAATACAGGTCTCCCAAATGTTGAAAAAGCCGATAATAGTATAACCTCCATCGCAGCTCACGACTCTGCGACTGGAGATTATTTTGTTTATGTTTTGGGTGATACTAAACTGAACAAAGCTATTGGTGGTGCAGAGGTAAACATATACAACAACGAACGGGATTTGTTGTGGGCATTTCTTCAAAAGTGGCAGGAAATAAACCCAACAATTGTAACTGGGTGGAATATTGATTTCTTTGATATACCATACCTTTACAATAGGTTAAAAAAAGTATTAGGGCATAAGAATGCTAATTCCTTATCACCCATAGGAAAGGTAGATTACCTAAAAAATAGAGAGCGTTATGTGATAGCAGGTGTTTCTTGCTTAGATTACCTTGCTCTTTACAAAACCTACACTTATCAGGAATTTCCTAATTACCGACTGGATACCATTTCAAAGTTAGAGTTGGGTAGGGGTAAGGTTCAATATACAGGAAACTTAGACCAATTGATGCGAGATGACTTGGAACGATTCATTGAGTACAATGTTGAAGATGTTAAATTGGTTGTGGACTTGGATGTAAAACTCCAATTCATTGATTTGGCTAGAGCGATATGTCACGCGGGGCATGTTCCTTATGAAGATTTCTTATTTTCATCTAAGTGGTTAGAGGGTGCGATACTCACATTCTTGCGTAGAAGTGGTAGGGTTGCTCCTAACAAACCAAAAAGGAAAGGTGATGATAGTGAGGGTAAGTTTGAAGGTGCGTATGTAAAAGAGCCTGTACCGGGCTTATACCAATGGTTGTATGATTTGGATTTAACATCCCTATACCCATCCATTATTATGAGTTTGAACATCAGCCCTGAAACAAAGGTTGGTAAGGTTAAAGGGTTTACGAGTGAGGAATATGTAAAGAATAAAATTGAACTTTATGTTGTGGTTGATGATGAAGGGAAGCAGTTACCACCATTAGTGCATAGTGAGTTTAATGAGTTGATAAAAACCAACAATTATTCTGTTGCTTCAAATGGGGTTATATATTCAAATGAGCAGGTGGGAGTAATACCTGAAATCCTAAATGTGTGGTTTGATAAAAGGGTTGAGTATAAAGATTTGATGAAAAAGTATGTAAGGAAAATAACAAAGACTTGTATAAGTTTTACTCCCAACGCCAACTTGTTCAAAAGATTATGCTTAACTCATTATATGGTGTATTAGGATTACCATCGTTTAGATTCTACGATGTTGATAACGCAGAAGCAGTTACAATTACGGGGCAGACGGTAATTAAAACTACTGAAAAGATTGCGAATCAGTATTACATTTCGCAGATTGGAACGGACGGGGATTACAACATTTACACGGACACTGACTCTGTGTATTTTTCAGCTCTTCCGCTTGTAAAGCATAGAAATCCATCTATTAACGAACAATCGGATGAGGAAATGGTGCCCGCTATTCTATCAGTTGCAAAGGAGGTGCAGGAGCATATTAATAAAACCTATGATGTAATGTCAAAAAGGTTGTTCAATATAGAGAAACACCGATTTGATATTAAGCAGGAAACTATTGCTAAGTCTGGGTTTTGGGTTGCCAAAAAACGATATGCTCAATGGATTATTAATGATAACACCGTCCCCTGTGATAAGATTGATGCAAAGGGATTGGATGTTAAACGCTCTGATTTTCCAACTTACTTTAAGGGTGTGATGGAGCAGGTTCTATCGGATATCTTAAAGGGGGTAAATAAGAGTGATATTGATAAAAAGATATTGGATTTTAAGGAGGGGATGGAAACTCAACCAAAGAAGGATATAGCAAAGAACTCTGCTGTAAAAGAATTAAGTAAGTATGATGATGGTACATATTCATTGGGTAAGTTCCCTAAAGGAACACCTGCACATGTTAAATCAGCCATCGCATATAATCAACTATTGAAATACTACAAATGCCCATTTAAATTTGAACCAATGAAAGATGGTGATAAGATTAAGTGGGTTTATTTGAAAAGAAACAATTTGGGGTTAGATACCGTTGGTTTTACAGGGTGGAATGACCCGCCGGAGATTGAAAAAATAATTAATGATTACACCGACTTGGATGCTATTTGGGAAGGTGCTCTTCAAAACAAAATAGATGATTTCTATAATGCGATGAAATGGGATTTACCAAATAAAAATTTACAAAAAGCTTCACAATTTTTTGGATTTTAAAACGATGGTTTTAGTTGAAGTTAAAACACAATCTCAAAAAGATATTGTTAAAAAAATAATTGAAAACTATCATTCGTATGTTCCACATAACGCTTCTGTTGGTAGGAGAATAGATTGGTTAATATATGAAGAAGATTCATTTCCATCTCAGCCTGTTGGTATGATTGGTATAGGTTCTTCAGTATATCCACCACCAAAAGATTTGCTAAATAAGTTACAATTAAGTAAGTTGGAGTATAGAGAAGTTTTCAACACAATATGTAATAATTGGAGATTTTGTATGGTGAAATCAATAAAGAATGCAGGAACTCGTGTTTTAAAAGAATTGAGAAAAAAAGGCCCGATTGCTTGGAAACAAAAATATGGAGATGAACTTAAACATATCATTACATTTGTAGCAGGTGGTAATACTGGAGCAGTTTATAAAGCAGATAATTGGCAATCTATTGGTTTTACAGCAGGCTTACCCGAACACAAATCATCATCTATGAAATGGGATAATTCAGAAGAGTTATCTAAAAAGTTTGTAAAGCCAACTGGTGAAAATCGTAAAATTATTTTCTATAAATGTTTGGATAATTGATAAAAATTTCGTATATTGTATAAAATAAAAAATAAAAAACTATGAAAAAAACTTCGTTAGAGGGATTCATAAGCCGCTATAATTTAGGTGGTGAGATTGAATCGGTAAAAATCGTATCAGATAAAACTGGTATGAATGTTAAATTTATTTCAGATGATAAAACCCTATTGGGAACTGTTACATCTGAAGATGCTGAATTTGCTGATGGTGAATTTGGTGTCTATACTACATCCCAACTCAAAAATCTATTAGGTGTGTTGGATGCTAATATCAATGTAACTGCGGGAAGTGCTGCATTGGAGTTCTCCGATAATTCAACTACGGTGAACTATATGATGGCTGACCTATCAGTTATTCCTGCTGTGCCGGATATCAAACAGGTGCCTGATTTTGAATCTGAAATCACCCTAAGTGATGAATTTATTAGTAGGTTCATCAAATCAAAAGGTGCTTTGAACGAATCCGATACTTTTACCTTCCAATGTAAAGATGGTAAGGGTGAGATTATTTTGGGGTATTCAAAGATTAACTCAAATAGAATTTCTATTAAGGTTGATTGTACTTGTACCAAAGATTCGGTTGGGCCTATTTCATTTTCTGCAAAGTATTTGAAAGAAATCCTAAATGCGAACCGGGCTCCAAAAGCAGCTAATCTAAAAATCGCAACTGCAGGGTTGGCACAATGTACATTTGAGAGTGAAGGTTTTAAATCAGAATACTTTTTAGTTGAAGTGAAATAATATGTTTTGGGATACTGAACCAGCGAAGCCTGAATTCAACTATGATGTTGAAAAGAAGAAGTTCATTGATAATTTGAACTATCTATCCTCAATGTCAGTTGAAGAGCAGACTTTATACAAAAAGTGGCAAGAATGGAATGGTGACCTTAAAAACACCATGCCCAAAAAGGCAACCATTGCTACCCACTATGATTCACTTTGGTTTCCAACGGATATTTACAACAAAGAACTAACGATAAAAGAAATTGAATCATTAGAACCTTATGTAGAAATCGTTGATGATAATCCAAAAGAATCTACTCGCTGGACAGAAGTCCGAAAACTAATCCATACAATGGAGTTTGTTGCTAATCCTGGCCGAAATGTAAAGATATGGATAAAGGATAGAGTTAGCGGTAAAGTTTTAGGACAGGTTTCATTGGGTTCTGATATTACATCTTTGGGTGTAAGAGATTCCTACATTGGGTGGAGTAAGGATAATAAGTTTAAGCAGGGGAAGTTAAACAATACGAGTATCGCAACTACGATTGTTTCTACACAACCTTTTGGTTACAACTTTTTAGGTGGTAAGTTAATTGCCGCACTTGCTACATCACCAATTGTTAGGAATTATTGGAAAAAGAAGTATGATGATGTTTTGGTAGCATTAGGAACGACTTCGTTGTATGGAATTCACTCTCAATATAATGGTATTCCGCATTTTAAAACTTTGGGAGAAAGTAAGGGTAAGATTAGTACTAAGCCTGATGATAGTGTGTATGACCCGTGGCATCAATGGTTGAAAGAAAACCATTCAGATTGGTATAAGAGGGAGATAACCGAAGAGAGGGAAAGGAATGGTGCGAATATGGGTTACGAAAGAAACGGGCCTGTTAGTGGGATAAAACAAAAAATCATACATCAAATCTATAGAGAGCTTGGTATCAAATCTGATACTTACGATCACGGATTCAAACGGGGGGTGTATCTTGCACCATTCTACGAAAATGGTAACGAATTTCTGAAGGGGGAGATAGAAGAAGATAAGTTGGTTATGAAGGATAAGTTTGTTAAAGGTGATGAATATACTATAAATTGGTGGAAACCCAAAGCAATTCGCAGATACACCACCCTGTTTGATGAAGGGAGAATTAAACCCGAAGCACTTTTTTATGTAGATATTATAGGAATGAGCTGGGAACAAGCAAAAGAAACATATTTAAAAGAAGTAGGAAGATGAGTAATAGTGAAAATAGCTTATGGGTAGAACGGTATAGGCCGTCTGGACTTGAAGGGTATGTTGGTAATGAACATATCATACAAAAGGTTAATATTTATATAGAAAACAACGATGTCCCACACTTATTACTACATGGTGAAGCAGGGACTGGTAAAACTACATTAGCAAAAATTATAGTAAATGCTATTGATTGTGATTATCTTTATATCAACGCATCCGATGAAAGGGGTATTGATACTTTAAGAGAGAAAATCAGAGGATTTGCAGCATCGGTTGGATTTAAGACTTGGAAGGTAGTAATATTGGATGAATCAGATTACCTAACGAGAGATGCACAAGCAGCTCTTCGTAATCTAATGGAAACATTTAGTAAAAGTACGAGGTTTATATTGACTTGTAATTATCCTGAAAAGGTTATTGACCCAATTCAAAGTAGATGTCAAACATTTGAAATTATACCACCAACTAAAAAAGATGTGGCTAAAAGGTTGAATGATATCTTAATTAATGAGGGTATTCAATTTGAGATGCCGGACCTTGCGGTTATTGTTAATAGTGGATATCCCGATATTCGTAGGGTAATAAACGCCGCACAACGGCAGGTTATTAATGGTAGGTTGGTTATTGATAAACAATCCAGCATTGAATCAACCTATTCCGAAAAAATTGTGGATATCTTAAAAAGTGGAGTAGATACCAAAAGTAAGTTTACTCAGATTCGTCAAATATTGGCAGATTCAAAAGTAAGAGATTATACAAAGTTGTATTCAACCCTATATGAAAGGGTGGATGAGTATGCGGGAAATAAGGTTGGAACTACAATTGTTAATATAGCCGAAGCGCAATATAAGGATTCGTTGGTGGTGGATAAAGAAATAAATGTAATGGCAATGTTTGTAAATATTTTAATGTAAATAAAGGATAAAAATGGCAAAATTAGTAGATTTTAAAGGGGGAGCACCCCAACAACCTGAACAACCGATTCAGTTCAATGTAGACCCGATGAAGCTTCAAACAGTTACTTGTCCAAATTGTGATAGTATCTTTTTTGAAGAAAAAATGATGTTCAAAGAACTACCTGCGATTCAATCTCCAAATGGGAAAGCATCAATGATTCCTATCCCAGTGGTAGTTTGTAATGAGTGTGGAACTGTTCATCCAAAATTTGTACCAAAAGGTTTATTCGATGCCCCCGAAGAAAAAAAGTGATAGTTCTGAAGGAACGATAAAAGCTAAAACTCTTTTTGACCATTTGAGTGGTTTGAAAGAAAACAAAACGAAATGGGAATCCCTTTCGGATGTTGATAAAAAATCGTTTTCGGTTTATCTTGCCAATCGTTGGTTGAGTATGAATTTTGAATTCATTGATTTAGTAAATGAAGTTCAAAGATTCACCAATGGTCAAATGGGTGCTAGGGAGGTGTATAAGGTATATTATGATTTTTTACCAAAGAAAAAAACTTTTGATAAATACATAAAAAAATCTGGCGGAAATGTTGTTTCTGAAGAAATTATTTCGTATATTTGTAAGTACTTTGAGGTCTCAAGCAGAGAAGCTGATGATTATTTAGAGATATTATCAGAGGATGAGGTTAGAAGTATTATAAAAAAGTATGGCGTTAAAGATTCTCAAATTGATAAAATGTATAAAGATGCAGCAAAGTAAAGAAATGGTAAACCACCCTAATCATTATGGTGGGGTAGATAATCCTTATGAGGCAATTAAGGTTATAGAAGCATGGGATTTAGATTTTCATTTGGGTAATACAGTCAAATACATATCTCGTGCCGGAAAGAAACACCAAGATAAAGAATTAGAAGATTTATTAAAAGCAAAGTGGTACTTAGATAGAAAAATTCAAAACTTACAAAATGGAAAATAACATATTAGATGATGTTTATGATGGTATGATTGTATTGGATGGATTTAATGATTGTATTTTGGGTAGGGTTGAGCAGGCGGGTAGTGATACAAAAATACTCTATTCAATTAAAGCCATTCTATCAAAACTTATGGAGAGGGATGGTATGAGTTACGAAGAGGCCTATGAGTTTTATGAATACAATATTTTAGGTTTGCATGGACACGAACCATTCCCAGCTTTTTTGATTGATTATGAAAAATAGTTTTAGTAGTATACTTGATTTTACAACCCCAACGGAGTCTCCAGACGATGTGAAGGTTTCTTACTCTCAGTTCACAATGTGGGTTAATTGTCCTAAAAAATGGAAATTAACTTATATGGATGGGCATAAAGAGGATGAACCTTCTATTCACCTGCTGTTTGGGACAAGTATGCACGAAACTATTCAGGAGTGGTTAAAAACACTTTTTACAAAATCTCCATTAGAATCCGATGAAATGGATTTGGGGGCTTTGTTAAGAGATACAATGGCTAGGGAGTATAAATCTCTTTTAGAAAAGAGAGCTGATTTAAAAGATTGGATTACAAAATCTCAAATGAATGAGTTTTATTTGGATGGAGTAGAAATACTGAATGAGCTAAAGAAAAGTAGGGCAGAGTTATTTTCAACCAGAAAGTGGAAGTTATTTGGTATTGAAACAAAGTTGTACCAACCCATAGTAAAGGGTATGGAAAACATAAAAATGATTAGTTACTTAGATTTGGTTTTTGAAGAAATTGAAACGGGTAACATTTTAATTGTTGATATCAAAACATCCACCAATGGTTGGAATAGTTATCAGAAAACAGATGAAACAAAAACAGCACAACTTATTTTATATAAACACTTTTTCTCACAACAATTTGGGATTGAATACAAAAAGATTGATGTAAAGTATTTAATCTTGAAAAGAAAGTTGAATGAGGCGATGATGTATAATGTAACCCGATTACAAAAGTTTTCACCAACAAATGGTGGTAGAACTATAAAGAAAACTCTTAAAATGTTTGAGGACTTTGTAAAAGAGGGATTCAACAAAGATGGTTCTCATAGGGTTGATAACAATTTCCCAGCAACTGCGGGATTCAATAATAAGCAATGTAAGTTTTGTCCTTTTAAAAGCAGATACGATTTATGCCCAAAAACTGATAGAATTAAAACCGATTTTTTATTAAGTATTTATCGTAGAAAAGATGAAAGTAACACAGAGATTTTACAGGAGCAAGATTATGATCAGGGTAGCATTAATTGGTAGTGAACGATATGAAAACCGAATGGAAATCAAAGATTTGGTTTTTAAGTTAAAAAATTTGTATGGTGATAATTTAATACTGATTTCAAGAGGTAATCAAAATGGGGTTGAAAAGTGGGTTAAGAAATGGGCATTGGAAATGGGTGTTAAGTATATTGAATACAACTTAGCATCCACCCCAATGAATCTATACAGCGGAATGACCGAATCGTATTATGAAAAACCCTATCACGCAACACAAAAACTACATCAATATGAATTGATTGCTAGGAACGCAGATAAGATTCTATATTTTGGAGAAATATCACACGGAGAACTATCTCATTTCAAAAAAATGTTGAAAATAACTGGTTCAAAAGTAACTTTTATTGGGTAGAAAATAATATTTATAATAAAGTTAGTTACGAAAATTTATGGAATTAAAATTACCAAAGCTTAGGAAAATAGACCCTAACAAACCAAAGAAAAAGAAGATACTCCTTCTTTCAGATGATTTAAGATTATTTAGTGGAATAGCAACTCAATCAAAAGAGTTTGTTCTAAAAACCCTACACAAATACGATTGGGTTCAATTAGGTGCTGCATTAAATCACCCAGAAAACGGAAAAGTTTTAGATGTATCGCAGGATGCTGCAAAAGAAACTGGTGTTGAGGATGCATATCTAAAAATATACTGCACCAATGGATATGGAAACCCTGATATTGTTCGTCAATTGATAAATGTGGAAAGGCCTGATGCTATTCTACACTTTACCGACCCAAGATATTGGATATGGTTGTATCAGATGGAGCATGAAATCAGGCAGATGATTCCAATATTTTATTATAATATTTGGGATGACTTGCCCGACCCATTGTGGAATTCACCTTATTACGCAAGTTGTGATTTGCTGATGGCGATATCAAAGCAAACATATGGTATCAACAAAAGGTGTTTGAAAAAGTATGGTATGGATTTACCTGATTGGACATTTAAGTATGTACCGCATGGTGTATCCGAACATTTTAAACCACTACCAAAAGATAACGAAAAGTTGGTGGAGTTTAAGAAAAAGTATGGTATTGATAAGATGGAATTTGTGGTGTTGTGGAACAATAGAAATATTCGTAGAAAACAGCCAGGTGATTTGATTATTGCGTTTGATAGTTTTGTTCAACAATTACCAAAGGAGAAGCGTGATAAGGTTTGTTTGTTTTTACACACACAACCTGTAGATGAAAATGGAACGGATATACCTGAGGTTATTAAGAATTGTTCCAATGGTGGTAAATATGTATTTACAAATCCTGGCATATCAACTGAAGAATTAAACCTGTATTACAACTCAGGCGATATAATTGTAAACCTTACATCCAACGAAGGGTTTGGATTGAGTACTTGTGAAGGGATGAGAGCTGGTTTACCAATTGTGGTAAATGTTACTGGTGGATTGCAAGACCAATGTGGATTTAAAATGGATGGTAAGTTCTTAACCGAAGATGATTATTTGGAATTGGGTTCATTGCATGATGTTCGTTCTGATTATTTGAGTAGATTGACTTGGGGTGAATGGGTAAAGCCGGTATGGCCATCAAATCGTTCATTGCAAGGTTCACCATTGACACCTTATATATTTGATGATAGATGTGATTTCAGAGATTTTGGAAACGCAATTAAGGAATGGTATGATACCCCAGCAGATGAAAGAGCAAAAGCGGGGATGTTAGCGCACGCATTTGTAAATGGTGTTGGTAATATGACAGCTGAAAAAATGGGTGAAACCTTTATTGAATCAATGGAGGCGGTATTTGAAAATTGGAAACCTCGTAAAAAGTTTGAAATAGTAAAAGTATGAAGAAGTTATGTATAGTTAGTTGCCCAATAGCAACCCGTAGTGGATACGGTGCGCGTAGCCGTGACTTTGTCCGTAGTTTGATAAAAGCAAGACCGGATTGGGATGTTAAGATTTTACCTCAAAGGTGGGGTGCTACACCTCAAAACGCTTTGATATCACCAATAGATGATGATTTGGTGAGTAGATTGGTTTTAGGGCAGATTAATCAAAAGCCTGATGTTTGGATACAAATTACAATACCAAATGAGTTCCAACCTATGGGTAACTATAACATTGGTATAACTGCGGGGATTGAAACAAATCAGGCTTCACCTCAATTTATTGAGGGGTGTAATAGAATGAATCTAACTTTGGTATCATCCAAACACGCTAAATCTGGGTTGGAGGTAAAGTATGATATGCAGGATGAAAAAACTCAGCAAAAGGTTGGTGAGTTAGGATTAACAAAGCCGGTTGAAGTTCTCTTTGAAGGGTTTGATGAGCAGATATACGATAATAAGCTGCCTGTTGAACAATCTGTAAAAGATGTATTGAGTGATGTTTCAGAAGAGTTTTGCTTTCTATTCGTAGGACATTGGTTGCCTGGCGAATGTGGGCAAGACCGTAAGAATGTATGTGCGATGATATATACCTTTCTACAATCATTCAAAGGTAAAAAGAATCCACCGGCTCTTGTTTTAAAAACAAGTTTAATGGCGCCTTCTTATGTGGATACTCACGAAATACGAAAAAGAATTGAATCGTTGAAAGAGCAAGTCCGAAAAGAAAGCGGGGAATCAAAACTACCTAATATTTATTTATTGAGTGGTGATTTATCAGATATTGAAATGAACTCCCTATACAACCATACAAAGGTTAAAGCCCATCTATCATTCACAAAGGGTGAAGGATTCGGCAGACCACTATTAGAAGCAATGATAAGTGGTAAACCAATCATTGCTCCTAAATGGAGTGGGCATATGGACTTTTTGGATAATGGGTTTAATGTGTTAGTTAGTGGGGAATTAGAAGAAATACATCAATCAGCTGTGAATGATTGGTTGATTAAAGGTTCTAAATGGTTTAAAATCAATATAAGCGAAGCAGCTGGGTATATGAAGGATATCTACGAAAATTACAATAAGTATTTAGAACTATCCAGAAAGAATCGTAAGTATGCAAAAGATAACTTTACCTTTGATAAAATGACCGAAAAGTTATCTGAATACTTGGAAAAGTATGGGGCAGACTCCGCTCCTCAAATGGTTGGTTTAAAACTACCAACACTTAAAAAGATTGAATTACCAAAGCTTAAAAAGGTTAGTGAAACAAACGAACCACCAAAAATAAAACTACCTGAATTGAAAAAAATAGATGCCGTTTAAAAGAATATACATAGGTCAGCACTTAAAACGATTAAGTGATCCCACACCTCTAAACAAAATGTATTTGGAGAGGGGAATGGTAGCCCGTGTAGAATATGTTACAGTTTCTGGTGAAAAAAATTATTATTGGGTGCTTGTTTTAGAACCAAAATTCAAAAATTACTTTCATTGTTTAGATTTAAACTATTTAAAGGAACAAATATTTGGTAAATTATCAAATGATTTTAAAGAAATAATGACAACAACCGCTAGAATTAAAAAATTAGAATTAGCAAAATTGGATTTTATAAAAAATTCAAAAGGAGTATATACCTCAAAAATTAAAAATAAATTATTACAAGAGGGGTATAGAACATTTCTTTTTAAAAATATTCGTTCTGTTATTGTTTATAATTATGAATATCCAAACGATTTGATAGGTTCTGAAGCAGAAAGAAAAAAAGAATCTCAAAGAAAAGAAGCAGAATTAAAAAAATTAGAACAAAAACAAAAAAATGATGGAAAGGTAGAACCAAATATTATTTTAGAAAAAAAGGCAGAAGAAAAAGCTAAATCCCAAAAAAAGAAACAATCTGAAAAAAAAGCAAAAGAAATGCCCGAAACTCAAAAAAACAAACAATCTGAAAAAATGGCAGAAAAACAAAAAATTGATAAAAATAATATAATTATTGATAAATCAAAATAGGATAAAATATGGCATCTGTAAGTAAAAAAATTGAATTTACCCCACCAAATTTTACAGAAGAGTGGAATGAAGCAAATAGGTATCCTGAATTTAAGGAAATGGGTAAAAGTGCTTTCATTAAATTTGCAAAAAAAAATGGTAAACAAATTAAATTTAGTAG